AGCCTTCATTAACTCAAGAGTAAGTTGCTGCTCAAGGTTAGCTCGATCTACGTCACTCATTTTTTCAGCAGGAAGGACTCGTTTCAGTACATCAGGGATAATGTTTGAAAGGAATGGTAAGATTAAATTAAGCATGATTACTCCTCATTTGTTCAAGTGATTTACCATCTCTAAACTGACAATGTGCAGTTTCTTTCAATTTTCCAGTCCAGCGACCAGCCCATTCAAGACCGACTTCTTCAGCAATAATCCCGCATTTTGAATATAGAGCAGAATTATCCCATTGAGGTTTGCCAGCGATCAATGGAACAAAATCAAACGCGCATCCGAAGTTGTGCCAGCTTTGACCACCCCTTGCATTGGTAACGATCTTGCCAGGTAGTGACCGGCCTAATTTATAAAGTTCGTCCTGCTCTGCAAATGATCTCAGTGTGCAATAAATTAGAACATCTATACCTGCTTGCTGGCAAGCATAACTGAATTGTTCGGCAAGTAACTGTGTCTTTTCGTTCAGGTCGTGCAGGCTTCGAGAGGCCAATTGTAAACTCCTTAAAAAGTCTTATTGATTTTTCTTCAAAAGTATCTATTTTCGTTCCCTGCCAATTATTAGTAATCCTGTTGTTTTTTCAAGATTATCAAGTCTTGCTGATCGCTTTGCTTGCTCTATTGATACCGCGCTAATATCGACTCTAATACTTCTTATATCATCCCTTATTGTCATCCATAGCGCACCAAATAGCACTTGTGCTAGAGATAATACACCCATGATTACCCACCATGCCCCACGTCCTTTATTTAATATGGCATCTTGTTGTTTTGTTCTTTCAGCAAATATTTTCAAGTGACTATCCAAATCTTCCCTAATCGAATTAGTAACATTTGTATTGGCAATAAGGGCTAGATTTATCTTATTCAAAACCATGAGAGTTAGTCTTGTTTTAGAATCTTCTTCCTCGGCTATTAGGCGCTCAATATCAGCCTGCTGCCTTCTGTCTGTTTCAGTCATGTCAAAACTGCGTCTATCTTTAGTTTCCATAATTCATTTCTCACAATGTTTTTGGTTAAATTTTATTATTCAATTAAGTTATAAAATATTTATTAAACTCTCGTTATTATAAAAGCAGATCTATCTACTGTTCCACCAGCAGCCCCACCAGTATGTGCTCGAATTATATCACCAGCAGACATATAGCTAGTAGCTGAACAAAATGCAGCTTGCCCTGCTACTGATAAGGTAACTTGGGCTAATCTATTGGTAACTGTAATTGATGTGAAGGCAGTTGTTAATTGTGTGCTATTAATTGATATTCCAAAATCTGATGCAGCATTAAAACTTTCAGAGTAACTAATTGCATAAACACCATTTGTATTAATAGTAAAACTAGCCCCATTAGCAGCACTGTCCGTATAAGTTATATCCGTACCTTGATTAGCTACTATGTTTGTAAATCGTCTAATCATTGTATTTGTGCTTCCATATCCATTGGAAGTATTTAAACGAACCATTGAAGTAGGCTGCATATTCCGGTAAGTATTACCACCTGCGCCTTGAATCGTACTTGGGGCAGTTGCCCATGTTCCTGCTGTAGCTTGAGTGGATTCAATATATCCCACTACTCTAAAAGGTAAGTTTGTCCGTGCTGTTGTACTGTAAATTATATTATTTAAGTCTGCAGTAGCACTAATTGCAGTTGTACTAATTAATGTAGTTTCATCAAGATTATTACCACCGGATATATTTACGACTGCTAATTCAGCAGTTCCAGCATTATTCATTTCAAGAACTATTAATCTCGATATTTGCGCTGATATAGTTCCTAATGTCGCCGTGCTTGGAACAACTAAACTTGTTGGGGCCGCTAGTACTGTTGAGATAGTTCCATCCCCTAGAGTAGCTGACCTAAAGTCGAGATATATGCTCGATGCGCCAATAGTTAAAGCACTAGCTGCAACTGTGCCAGTTATTGTAGGAAGTTTTTGCCCTGCTGTATTTGTCAATGATGCAGCACTTCCATCTATCGAAGTAATACCAGTTAAAGCCTGAGCAGCACTTGCCCTATTCGCTGCAATCGAAGTTGTCCCTACATAATGAACTTGATCTATGGTAGCCTTATCTGATCCGATAATAAATACTGAATTATCTGATTTCATCACAGAAATTTCCCCAGTTGTCTGGTTACAGACAATAGGTGTTCCTGATGAACTTCCAAAGTCACTTGTGATTGCTGCGCCGGTTTTTGATCTTACATCAGCCATTATTTTTATCTTTACTAATAACCTATAGCTATCCAAAAAAAGTTCATTGTAACTTGACTTGTAATAACTGAAAATGCTGTTAATCCTAATCCTGCTCCATTCAAGTTTGCGTATCCATTTCCTGCCACATTACCCGTTAATGAAACAGTTAATGCAGCAGTTGGGAAAGCTATAGGATATGTAACTGTTGCCGCAGAACCTGCCGATGTTTGATTACCCCATTGTATTAAACATGATCCAATATGTATGTAACCTGCTGCTGCAAGGCTTTGCGTTCCGGCTAAAGCAACGATAGCTGCTAACGCGGTCGTCTGTCCTGTGCCACCGCCTGCAATTGGCAGGCCTGTGCAATTAGTTAGTACACCTGAAGTCGGAGTTCCTAAAAGTGGGGTCACTAACGTTGGTGATGTGTTTGTGACATATACTGATCCAGTTCCAGTTTTAGATGCTGTATCTGTTGCTGTTGCTGCTAAATCAGCAGTAGCAGCATGTAAATTCGCAACCAGCGTTGTTGATGCAACAACTAAAGGCGCGGTTCCTGTTGCAATAGTTGAGGTATATTGAGTGGCCGACGCAGTACCTGAAGCAGTTAAAGTGGTAGCAGTTAAAGTGGTAAACGCACCAGCAGCTGGGGCCGTTCCACCAATAGCAGGAGGAGATGCAAATTGTTCATATCTCACCGAATCACCGGCAGTTGTTCCCGCTGCCAGATTGGTAAGTTTATATCCACCAGCAGGAATATTTGCTGTTAATGGAGATTGACCATCTCTAGTCACACAAGTAGTTAATGCTGTCGCTAAATCAGCCGTTAGTGTGTTAAAAGTTGTATCTAATATATCCGTACCAGCTACTACCGGCTGACCTGCTGGACGGACGTATGTACCGCTACCGTTAAAAGCCATTTTTAGCCCCCGTTCTGTGGTACTTGCATTTGTGATTGTTGCTGCATCTGCAACCATTGCGGCATAGGCATAGGTTGCTCCCCATTCGTTTGAGCGTCAATTACGTACTGCTGATAAGGTGCATAATTTTGCGCTTGTCCAGCGGTAGACTGTGGATTGCTCCTCAGTAATCCTGCGAGCATTGATCTTAGTGCATTAGCGTCTGGCATTTTATTCCCCTTACTTCAAAAATTTCAATTTATAGATCGTTGATAAGTACAATGATTCAATCTCATCAATGATATTGCTCAAAACAGTATCGTCTTTCACAAACCCGCGTTCTTTCCTGATTATATCTAAATGTTTACCAAGTACACTAAGCGGCTCACCTTTCGCTGATGGGAACGATGGGATTTCACCAATCTTTTCTAAATTTCTTCCCATCCATGCCTCTGCGAAGGTATCGGCTAAATCTATAATGTCTCCATAGAATGATCCGAGTGCGGAATGTGCTGAAAAGCTATCTGTGTTAAGATGCGCTTTATGGGCATAATCTCTCGATAGAAACAATAGAGCAATGAATTCCTGGGCATCTGTTTTCATATGATAGACTTTCTAATAATTAAACTAATTGTTATCGCGGTCGTATGTTTCATATATGGCGTTTTCATCGGCATTAATCGCCGATAGCCACAGCACCAGACCTTAAATAAGGACTGCGTAATATCTCTGACAATGCTTGTGTATTAGCTTGTGGCGATAGAATGGCATTTTTTGCCAAATTACTCTGCAATAAAGTATTTGCCAATCTGCCAGCAGTCAATCCGCCTATTACAGGTGCAGCCATACCCATTCCCGCCGCACCAGCACCTAGGCCTCCTAATACGACCCTTTGCATTGCTCCATGCTGGCTTTCTCTAGGCTTAACAAATTGTGCCGCTATATCTGCAACTTCCTGCAATTGTGGGTTATTGATATTCTTCATATTCGCTAAACGAGCGATTGAAATATCACCTTCTGCACCTGCTTTAGCCAAAGGCTCAAGATCAAGCATATTGCCATATTGCTGGCGAACAGTAGCAAATTTTGCTGCTTCTTCTGGGCCTAATGATCTATTTAAAGCGCCCATAAGTGATTTTTTAAGTTGATTCGAATACCATGCTTCATTACTATTACGCGCTCCAATCCGGTCAAGATTCTTCTTAATGTTATAGGCTGCTGCGCCATCAATAACGCCATCTTTTGATTTTGCAAGAATATCATTTACTTGATTATCTATGATCTTAAAATCAGCCTCAGATAGTTCATTTTTTGCTTTTTGTAAATTCTCGATAGCATCGTTTATAAATGTATCATCTACTTTTACTGACGTGCTTTTTAATGTGTCATCAAACTTTGAGCCTAACTGACTTTGTGCGTCCCTCAGACCTTTTGTAATATTGTCGGTATCCTGTCCAAAAGTACGCGATAAAGCCTTTTGAAGCTGTCCTTCCATTTTACTCTCTGCGGTAGCTCGTCCACTAAACGGAAGATAGCGCAAAGATGCAGCCATAGCATTTAATGATGGACTATTTACTAATCTATCAGCCGGAATATCAATACCTTGTGCCGCTGCTCTTCTTGCTAAATCAGCTACTTCAGGAGAAGCGGTCATAGACCGGCCTAGTTTTTCCCCAAGTGTTCCAGCAACTTTCCCAACTACAGGGATTGCACCACCAATAATTGCACCTGTACCAGCATCATTTGGGTCTATCAATCCTGCTGTCACCGCGCCAGTCGTCGCCCCTCCACCAATACGTAAAGCTGCGTTTCCTATTTTACCCAATGCAGTTGTAGCCGCAGGCGCATTTGTCGCAAATCCTCCTGATTCTATTGCAGACGCAATTTTCCCTAACTGCGGAGCATACTTTGCACCCGCCATTAATGGTTTAGCGATAAGTCCTCCAACGGGTAATGTTGCGGCTATTTCACCAGCAATTTCCCCGCCACCTGTCATTACAGGGCTTACCTCTTTATATGGGGAAACTTCTGATTCCAGTTTCTTGCGACCACTAGCAGCATCTTCAACTAACCATTTCCCTATTTGTTCTGCACCAATCCCGCCCAGCCCTTTGCCTAGATAATGTTGAGCACCCAAAGCAACTTTACCAACACCAGATCCTAATCCTGCACCAAGTCCGACTAAAGCATCGCTTGATACGCTTGGCTTTGGTTGTGTAGCCGTTTGTTCTGGTGTGGCAGCAGAAAAATGCTCTTGCATCATGGATTGAGCTTGCTCCGGCGTAGTCCCTTCCGGTACTTCAAACCGTGCAATACGACCATCATCCATTTGGAATTTAGCTATTGGCATTATTCAAACCCTAGAAATTTAACACCGCCCGATGATTTTGGAGTGGCTTCGCCTTCTTGTGCATAACCAAGCTGTCTGTTATTAATCTCTCTGATTGTTGAAATGGCTGCTTTCTTTATAGGCCACGGAGTCATTGGGTCAGAAATATTACCAGCGGCTTCTTTATACATTGCCACATCTTTATCAGATTGAGGGCCAGACATTTTAGGGACTTTAGCCGTTAAAGATGCTCCCAATACTTTCATTTTAGCAGCATTCTCCGCGCCCTCTGTACTTACTCCAGCCAATCTACCAGCCCAATCCCTAGCCGCGCCCATCCCGCTGCCTGTTGCCAATGGGCCAACTTTTTCAACTTGATTTAAAAGTGCGTTGCTTTCCGTCGCGTCTTTAATGTGTTGAGTAGGACTATCTTTAGTCGCTCCGGCCTTAGCTGGTGCAGTGATCCCTAATTCTTTAACCTGTCCCGTTTTGGGGTTTACTTGCACGATTCCTTTGTCAGTTTGGACAATCTGATTATTAACAGGGGCTGTATCACGCATACTTCTTAGGAAGTTTTGTTGTTGTGTTGTAGCTTCTTTTTTCTCCGTTGTTGCTGCATCACGTTGAGCCAGAGCCGCAGTTAAAGCAGCCTCTTTAGCTTGTCTAGCAGCATCCCGTTGCTGGTTCATCTCGTACATCTTCATCGCCATCCCAGCGCCCTCAGGGTTGGCTTGTTGAGCGTTCAACAACCATTTAGTCACATCTTGCTCAGTATTTGGGCGGGTTTCCATTACTGTCTGACCTACAGGGGCTTGCGCTTGCGTTACATCGGCACCTTGGAATAAAGCCTCACCTTGTGCCGCTTCCGCTGCTGCTTTATCGGGTGTTGTGGCGTACTGAGTGCCAGGCATGGTATTAATCATCTGATTAACAGATTCAGCTTTTGCTGATTGTAATTGTTTGCCTAAGTCTGATTGACCTTTAGAGGCTTCGTCGCCAATCTTCCCGCCCATGTAACCTTTAAGCAATTGGGCAGCGTATTGCGTCCATGATGGGGCGACATATCTACCGCTTACCATTTGGCCTTCAGGGGCGTTTAAAGACTGTTGACGCAGCATGTCAGCCATTTTCTGACGTTGTTGTAGCGCAACCATCGAAGGCGCGTAAGTAGGCATTATCTGGTCGTAATTATCATTCATTTTTTCTCCCAGCCAAATATCCAGAACCCATGCCCATTACTCCACTCCACAATCCCGCATTGGCGGCATTAGCGGCATTAACACCACTCATTTGTTGTCCATATTGAGAATTAGCAGCACCAAGGTAATCAGCACCGGAAGTGGTGGCTTGTTGAGCAGGATTGACATAACTCTGATTGGTCATTTGTGAGCCGGTACGGAGCGCATTGATCATATTTAATGGCTGATTCATGATCGCAGTTTGGTTAGCAATACCTTGATTACGGGCTTGCATATCTACCCCGATTCCTTGGAGTGCGGCTTGGTTCTCTCTGTCACTGAATTCTCTGCCTTGCTGGTCTTTAGCATTCTTCCATGCTTCAGAGCCTTGCATAATTCCTTGATTGGCAAGTTGTGTGTCCATTTGAGAGCGTTGCCTGTCAATATCAGGCCGCAATCTTTCCATAATAGCTTGCTGAGTGCTCATCCCTGCATTCTGTGGCATTTGGGCTAGTTTTGATTCGTCTATAGTGGGATTACCCATTATCCCACGGGCGAAATTAACCCCTTGCTCTGCTAATCCTCCGTATTGCTGAGATAACCTATTTTGCTGATCGTAGAGGGCTTGTTGTTCTGGTGAATAGGCTTGAGTTGCTGTCCACGTATCTTCACCAGCTTTTGTAAACGCATCTCTTGTTGGAGCCGCTCCAAGGGAATTACCGCCTAATATACTCCTTGGCTGATTATTGTATGCAGATAATGCAGCATCATATCCAGATTGGTCAAATGTGCTTGGGGCTGTTGATCTTGAATAAGTCAGAGAACCGCTTGGCCCAACTTGATTTACACGATTAGCTGCGGTGGCGTATTTTGCCGCTTCAAGATTTCCAGCAGCTGTTTTTTCTGCGGCTGCGGTATAGTCTGGTGGTGGTGGTGCAGATTGCTTACCCATTTCTTGCTCCAATTCTGTCATCACGACATGATTTTTGTGTGGGTAGCCACTTCGCTACTTTATACCACAAACAACTTATTTATTCAACATTTTACATTGTTCTTTTGTCATGGTTAAAATGTGCAAATCCCCATTTTTACCAGCATCCTTAATCACATACTCTTCCACAAATCCGAAATGTAAATCTAATTTTAAAGCTTTTTGATTTCCACTATCAACAACCCCGATTAGTTTCTTGATTTTTAATTGGTTAAATACGTAATTCCAACAAAACATTGCCCATTCAATATTGAATTTATCTATAGCTACATGACACACCATGCTTGAGCCGTTATAATTCTCAAAGGCAATCACACATTTTATTACCCCGTCTTTTTCATACCCGATACAAGTATAAGAGCCTGGCGCATAACTACTCCCTAACCTGCTTGAAATCCACTCTCCTAATTCGTGTTGTCGGTCAGTGATTATCAAAACCCGCTTCCTGATTCGAAGATTAAAGTCGTCGATTGCCATTGAATATCCACGTTCTTTGAGGCTGACGATATATGAGCCGCCGCGCAATAACCCACTCCGCTTGAACTTTGCCAGTTGCTTAGTATCTGATTACTCGAGCCCCACTGAGATTGATTCCATTTTGAGGTACTCCATTTTGCTGTAGTTGATGGAGTAAAAGATGGCGTACTGGTTATAGTGTTAAAGTTGAAGTCAAAATTAAGCCCGAATGAAATACCGATACTTGTCGAGCTTGTATTAAACATCGGCTTGGACATTTTGAAATGTTTTAAATTCTGATTCCCGAAGTAGTTAAACGCCTGGATTACGTCCGAATTAATATTTGTCCCATTATCCGCAAGGGTGTCCCATGCTTTACAAACATTCCCCAAAGCATCACCAAAATAAATCTGATTTTTATACATCTCCCAGCAATGAGCATTCCAGCCTGTAAACTTGCACCACGCCCCAGAGATTGTATTCATGGCATATTGGTAATTATCAGTTCCCCCAGAAGGAACATTTAAAATAAGCATATTGGCCTGTGGGAATAGGCGACACTGCCATCCGAAGTTAGCCCCGTAATCGGTCACATCTTGGCTCATCAAATGCTGAATTTTGTCAGTCAATGAAATGGATGTATTGACCCGGCTGGACATTAAAGCTTTAGACATTGGCAGAAGGCCATCCTGCGAGATAATCAGAAGGTCAGAAGCGAATTGAGAGATACATCTGCGTCCTACAGGAGCGCCAACCTGATACACACCTACTAGCATCCATGTTGTAATACTTGCAGGATCAGTACCTTTAAAAATCGCCACTTCCCCCTCAGAGCTTATAAATGCGGCATGGTCATCCATTCCCGCGCCTGAGTCGATTGTCCAGCTACCCATCTGCATTAGGTAGCCTCCACGTTTAAAAAGTCCAGAGAAGTCAATAGAAGCGGCAGCACCAGCTATCGAGTTGACTGGCAAATACCAGACTTTCATTGTATTTTTTTGGACATACCATAATCTATTCATATGAACAGTCACGGCGATTAAGTCGGTTAGTGTCACTCCTGTAATAGCTGGGGTTGTCCAAGTCGTGCCATCGAATAGCTTTGGATTATCTACCCCGTTTACACAAGAAAGAAAATACCCGCCAGCAGTCGCAAAATTGACATGTTGCCATCTCGCATTAGTACAAGTGGCCACTGCTGCACCTACCGCACCGCCAGCGGTACAATCATAAAAATTAGTCCCTGCTACGCCGATTAGCTTTTGAACAGACCCACCGTTATAAGCCATGATCGTTTCAACAGTTGTACCAAGGCCAGTAGAATACTGAGAATACCCATGCCTTAATTGAATCGACATAGGAAGGGGGAACCAGTTTTCCAGCTTTACTGCGTCTTTAACATCCATCGCGGCGTATGAATCACGCGCATTTAACCCTCCAATAGGGGATGGTATAGAGGATGTGCGAGATACTCTACGGGCTTTTGTGATTAGCTTCATCTATACGCCCCATGCAAAACGTGGTATAATCAACATTTAAATAATCCTTAAAGGTGATAAATTATGACCCAAATATGGAAAAATGTTGTAGGGTTTGAAAATATTTATGAAGTTTCTAATGATGGAATTATTAGAAATAAAAAAACTCTTCGACAAATCAAACAACACTCTGATAAAAACGGATATTTGCGAGTTCCATTGTGCAATAGTGGAGTAGAAAAAACTATCCCAGCACATCGCGTCGTCCTCTTTGCTTTTGTGCAAAATGATAACCACACTCTTCAATGTAACCATAAAAACGGAATAAAATATGATAATAGAATTGAAAATCTTGAATGGGTTACAGCAAAAGAAAATGTTAATCACGCTTACCGTGTATTGAAAGCCTTTATTCCAAAAGGAATTGAGCGAAGCAATCACAAACTTACTGAATCTGATGTTCTCGAAATAAGAAAAATATGTGAAACTAAAACACGTGGAACATTTAAGATGCTGGCATCTGTTTATCATGTCAGAGCAAGCACTATTCAAAAAATATATCATAGACAGAAATGGAAACATATCTAAGTATTCCATGAGCCAGAAGGGATGACCACGGCTGGGAATATATCATATCTGGCCTCGCCCATATTCAAGATCGGTTTTGCTCCATCTCTGCCAATTTCCATTAATACACGGGTTTCATATTTTTGGAAGTCAGTCGAAAAATCCAGACCCTTATTCGCTTTCCATCTCCAAATAAGGCCAAGCGTCATAATATCTTCATTGTGTAAACATAGATCCGCATCATCAGAGAATGCTGATTTATATGTCACACCTGTTGAATCAGTAGCGAAGTATTTACTTATATACTCAAAATAGCAATCTTGACCGGCAGCAGGGGCAGGGAAGAATACAAGATTATTACCCTTGATCCGGTATTGATTCCACGGGCCAGCGGTAAACATGGCTTTTTGTTGTTGCCAATAC